CTAAAGGCGGATTAAACGCTAAGGGTAGAGCGTCCTATAAAGCGCAAACAGGCGGCAAGCTCAAAGCACCTGTAAAGAAAGCAGCTACTACCCCTGAGCAAAAAAGACGTAAAGGGTCTTTTCTTACCCGCATGGCGTCCTCCAAAGGTCCACTTTATAAGGGCGGGAAAAAGACTAGGCTTAAACTTTCGCTAGAGGCATGGGGCCACCAAGGTGATAAAGCCTCAGCCGTTAAAAAAGGTCGCAACCTTTTAGCTAGGTATAGAAAAACTAAGGAGAAGAAAGATGGCAAAAAATAAACCGCATTACTTACCCAGTGGAAAACTTTATACAGGCGCAACACACAAGGCTAAAGGTAAACTAATGACTGGGGCAAAACACACGGCAGCAAGTAAAAACCTAACGCATACTCCGCCGAAGACAAAGTAATGAACGATAAGATTGCAGCAGACCTAGCCGTATTAGTCCCAGCCGTTTCCTTAACATGGCTAGACATGTTTGACGGCGGATTAAAAGTAGTTGTAGGGATTGTGACGCTTATTGCGGTGCTAATTAGACTGCGTATTGTTATGGCGGAATGGAAAGCCAGAAAATGACATGCAGATCATTTTTCTCGTCATCCTTTTGTTGTTTGGTATTTTTTTCTGCATAGCGGCACATGGAGGTTTATAATGATTAGTTTACTTGGTTCACTGTTAGGTTTCGGTACGTCGTTTCTACCTAAAGTCATGGATTATTTTCAAGACAAACAGGATAAGGCGCATGAGCTTCAGCTTATGGACAAACAACTGGAACAGCAAATCCAGATCGGCAACCAAAAGCTAGACATGGTTCACGTCGAGGCTGACATACGTGAGACTGAGGCACTGTTGAAAAGCCAGACATCTCTTACGAAACAATCATCACAATGGATCACTGACTTAGCTGCTAGTGTGCGCCCGTTCATTACTTATTTGTTGTTCATTGAATTTATGGCGCTGACATTGTTACTGGCGTTTGGCTACATCGATAACGAGATGTATTCGCTGGTCTGGTCTGATGAGATCGTCGGCATTTGGGCCGCAGTAATTTCCTTTTGGTTTGGGTCGCGCACTTTTAATCGGAAGCAACAAACGTGAAAACAGGAGAAGTCGGCGTTGAAATCATTAAGAAATACGAAGGCTTTTCTGCCAAGCCGTACCTGTGCCCTGCTAATGTGCCTACCATTGGTTTTGGTAGCACTCGTTGGTTTGATGGCGCTAGGATTAGCATGGATAGCCGCACAATCAGTAGAGACGACGCTACGCGATTGCTCCAGATGGAGTTGCACCACATTGAGTCGGCTGTTCCCCGGCTCATTAAAGCTCCACTTACTCAAAACCAATTTGATGCGCTCGCGTCGTTCACCTTCAATTTAGGCTCGGGCCGTTTACAATCGTCCACTTTGCGAGCCAAGACAAACAGGCTAGACTACGAAGGCGCGGCGGATGAGTTTCCTAAATGGCGTAAAGCCGGTGGCAAAGTACTTCTAGGGCTAGTAAAACGTAGAGCAGTTGAAAGAAAGTTATTTTTGTCGTGATCGATATAGATTTTTACACCGAGCAGTGGTATAGATACGATAGCCGTATCACCAGTATTTCACAGGGATAGCATAGTTTATGGCCGCGATTAAACTACAGAAGTTCTTGGGCGCTGCCCCAAAAATATCTTCAGAGCTTCTCCCTGACGGTGCCGCCCAAATTGCGTACAACCTTCAGCTATATTCTGGCGACCTTATTCCATACAGCGAACCTGCTGTTACGGATAGTGTGCCACGCTTAGGTACGTTGCAGACTCTCTACGGGGTACGCGCTTCTACCGGCGCTAGTATTGATTGGTTAACATGGCTAGACGATGTCGATATTGTTACCGTGTCTAACTCGTCGGACGGTGAGCAACGCTTTTACTATACCGGAGACGGCGCACCTAAAGTCTCTACATACGCGCTTGCTACAACTGGTTCAGAACCATATCCTACGACAAGCGGGTCTTACTACGATTTGGGTCTTCCGCTGCCCGAGACTGCGCCGGTAGCTACGGCTGTGTCTTACGCTTCCCCAACGACAACTCACTACCAGCGCGACTCAGGTAATACAGCTATTATTACTACGGCTGCTGCGCACGGATTTCGTGACGGTAATGTTATTACTGTTCGGGGATTTACAGGATCGCCTGCGACGGAGTTTAACATTACCAATACTCGTATTACTGTGACTAGCGATACTACATTTGAATACTATAACGCGGGTGACGCGGTATCTTCCACATCGGATACAAACGGTGTTGCAGACTTAGCTGGTGGAACTATTACGCGGGACTACACTTATACATGGTTTACTCCGTGGGGCGAAGAAAGTATTGGTGCAGTCCCTTCAGACACTCTGTTCCTTAAGGAAGGGCAAACTTCTATTGTTACTAGCTTACCGACCGCAGCGCCCTCTGGGGATAACTTTGTAACAGGTATTAAGCTATACCGTACTTTATCCTCCGCTGCCGGCACTGAATTTTATCATTTATCTGATTTATGGTTTCCACAAGCTACTGCTACTGTATCTCTTACATCTAACGTAGCCACTGTTACTATGGATACGCACCATGGGTTTATCGTAGGTGATAGGTTCAAGTTGGCTGGGTGCACCGACAGCGTGTTTGATATTGTAGACGGTGAGGTGACGGTCGTTGACAGCGACACAGCCTTTAGCTACGCCGTGACCAACGCCGATATTGTAGAAAAAGCTGACACCACAGGCAAACTATACCATGACGTAGCTGAGCTTCCAGACGATACAGCGCGGTATTGGGGCGACGGTAGCATAACGACCGCAACGCGGGAGCGCACCAGTAACGTCTCTACTATTGAGACTGCGGCTGCGCACGGGCTGCTTACCAATCAGGTGGTTACTATTGCCAGTATGGGGGACGCGACCTACGACGCCGCCGATGTCACGATTACTGTAACGAGTTCTACGACATTCACTTACGCAAACACGGGGTCCGATGAGGCAAACACCGCCGACACAGCGGGCACTGTCACAAATTACAGCTACACAGACGACTTTAATTTCCTGAACCTCGTAGACATCCTGTTGTCTGACGACTACACCGCACCCGACGAAGCTATGATAGGTCTTACCCAAGGGCAGAACAACATGCTCTTTGGATTTTTCGACAACCAGTTGTGCATCGCTGAGCCTAGCAAACCATGGGCATGGCCTCTTAAATACCGTCGTACATTCGAGTACGATATTGTAGCGATTGAGGCAGTCGGGGGATTCCTCGTCGTACTTACCAAAGAGTTTGCCTACCGTATTACCGGAAACGATCCATCGACTATAAACATTTCACGGATTGATACTCCTTACCCATGCCTAGCTAAGAAGTCCGTGGTCAATATGGGATACGGCGTGTTGTTCGCCACGTATGGCGGTCTAGCTATGTGGTCCCCCTCAACAGGTTTGACCCTCGCTACTAAGTACATACACGATTGGGATACATGGGACGACGGTATTGACCCTAGCACTATTGTGGGGCACTTCTTCGATGATAAGTACTTTGGTGCCCACGACAACGGGTCGTTTATCTTTGAACGCGACGACAAAGTAGGTGGGTATTACACTACGGCGGGTCATAAGTTTAATAGCGCGTGGACCGACGCAGAGACTAATATTGTCTACACGGCTAGCGATACACTCGGCAATATCACGCAGTGGGGTAACTCCGCGTGGCCGCTCCGCCCCATGGAGTGGAAATCAAAGACTATTATTACCAAAGATTATCTTAACCTAGGCGCAGCCCGCGTAGTTGCTGATTACAATATCACGGCTGAAGACGCCGCTGCGTATGCTACATATAACAGTAGCGTTGTCACGTATAACTACGCGATTTGGACTGACAGCGAGCAATTAGGTTCACTTAATGGTCCAACTGACTATGAGAATAGTGAGGGGGTTGAGGTTAACAACTTTGCTGAATTTAACCGCACCGTTGTGCATGGAGATAACCTAACGCGTTCTACTCGTATTGCCCCCACTACATACTCTGTTACATTTCAGATGTGGCAGAATAAAAATCTTATCTTTACCAAAGCAGTTACCAGCGACCAAGTATTCCGCTGCCCTGCTGGGTATAAGTCAGATACGTTTGAGGTTGCTGTCTCTGGAGCGGCCCGAGTTCGCGCAATTCATCTGGGTGAAACCCCCGATGGTCTAAGGAAAGCATAATGGTACGTCGTCATGTTGCAACGCCCGAAGTTCCAGATCAACTTCTCGATTGGCAGGCTATACTGTTTAGTGCTATAAAAGAAAATGTAGAACTATTAACAGGAACGCGGGGAGAGTCCGACCTTGCTAGTATGGCTATTACCCGAGGCGATGTTTCTGTTAATCAACTTGGGCAGCAAGATATGGGAAACGTAACGCAGTCAGGTGATGATGGGTACGTTATTTCTGGGGAGGATGTGGCGTCCCTCGAAGCGCTGCGTAACTTACGCAATGACGTGCAGGTGCTGGCCAACGATTTATTTAGGACACGGCAGACGCTTGATCTGCTTATTCGCAATTTAACAGGAGCGTAGTATGCCTGAAGGTATCGGCTACGGCGAAGACGCCATCCAAAGACTTATTGAACTAGCGACGGACCCTATGTATGATGAAGCTGACCCTTTAACGGTCGGCGCTTTACAGCAAGGTGTCCCCCAACCCGGAGGAGCTTCCCCCACTATGGATTATCGTATTAACCCATCGTACGCTGAAGGTGGTCTAATTAACCCATCGTACGCTGAAGGTGGTCTAGTAACCCCCAACGGGGCACCTCAGCAAGCTGGTCTCGCTACGCAAGGTAATGCCGCATCGCCGGCTACTATGCAACAAATGGAAGCTGAGATGCAGCGCATGGTGCAGCAAAATCCAGAGATGATCCTCAAGATAAAAACAATTCTCGAAACTGGTCTACAGTCGGGAGAAATTAGTCCCCAAGAACTTAACATGGCTGCACAGCTAGCTACTGCTGCGGCGCAAAATCCACAGCTATACCCACAACTACGTAGCTTTGCAATCCAGCAGGGGCTGGCTGACGAGCAAGGGCTACCTATGGAATACGATCAAGGGCTAGTGTTTGTTATTTTACTTGCTGTACGAGCAGTGCAAATGCAAGGCCAACCTCCTATGGGCCAACCCCCTATGGGCGGTATACCGCAGTCTCAAGGCCAACCCCCGCAAGCAAGTATGAAGATGGGTGGCCTGATTCCTAACAGTCCTAACGCTGACGGCAGCGTTGCTATCAACGCGCACAAAGGCGAGTACATGATTCCAGACGACGTTGTGCGGAAAAAAGGCACAGACTTCTTTGATAAGATGATTGGCAAAGATGGCAAAGCAACAGCTTAAACTTGTAGAACCTATTGTAGAACGTGATACCCTTGAGGGGTACGAGCCTTTACTGTTGTCTACCGTCGAGATGCTAGACACTTACTGGCCGCAGACGGCTGCGGTGCTAGAGCGCTGTGTCGATAAGGCTATGCACGGCGAGCTAACCATGCAGGATATTTACGAAGGTATTAAAGCGGGGCGTATGTACGCCCTGATCGCTAAGAACGATGAGGGTGAGCTGCCAGATGTTGCCCTCGCGCTTATCTTAGAGCTACAAGCATACCCACAGTTCACGGTGCTTAACATTACCGCGCTTGGTGGACGGGAGCTTGACCTGCTGCGAAGCAGATTTTGGAAGCACGTATGTAGTTGGGCGTTTATGAATGGCGTTCGCACTATGCAGGCTTCTGTCTCCCCAGCAATGGCACGTATCCTTAAGCGGTACGGCTTCCACAAAGTATATGAAACGGTCCGTATGGACCTCACGGAGATGTAACATGAACACCGTAGCCCTAACTAAGATCGATGTGGTTCCGTCGCTTAAGGCTCACTTACGGTCCTCGACCGCGATGACGCCCACCAGTCATAAAGGCAAACTTGCAGCGGTTATTGGTATTGTAGCTTCCATCGCTATTCCATTTGCTGCCCCTGTTATTGCAACTTCAATCGCAACTTCTTTTGGCGTAGCGGCTGCCACAATGGCAACAGGTAGTCTTGCACTGACTGCCGGTAGTGCTATGGTTGGCGCAGCTCTAGGGGCTGGTGTCGCTTTTGCTACTGGCGGCAACCCTCTAATGGGTGCTATAGGCGGCGGTATCGGCGGCGGTATCGGCGGATATAACTATGTCCCTAGCGGCGCTGGTCTTGCTCCTCCTACAGTTGGCCCCAGTGACATAGGGACAAGTGGTCCCTTCACGCCATCCAACGTCGGCGGGTACCAAGGGTATATGCCCTCTGGCGAAGCAAGCGCGTCATTAGACCCATTCGTTTTGCCCGGGACCGG